CGCAGGTAGATTAGAATTGTTTCAATGTAGCTTAAAAAGTGCGACAATCTGGCCAGAATCGCGACACCCCGCGACACTTTTTTCCTTATCGCGACCCCTTCGCGACACCCCAGGTGTCGTGAGATTTAAGTCAATTAAGGGGCTTATACCAAGGGTTCTAAGAGATAGACCATGGATATTTACTCCTCACGACACCTTCCCAGATTTTTCAGCGCAAAATAGAAAAAAAATAAAAAAGACCTCTTTAGGTATCGCGACCTCTATTGCCTTATTTCGGACACAATTGAGGCACAGGAAAGTGTGACATATATATCACACTAAAAATCTATATCCTCCTCTAGAGTTTTGATATATACAGAAAATATGCAAAAGAGAAAAACTAAAAAGAGATCAAAAAGAAGAATCAAAAATAAAAAAACTATTCCACTTGATGTTAAATCTTTGGGTAGTGATATCTCTAAGTATCCTTTTGTAGAAATAGAATGGGCGGATATCGAAGGCGATGCGGGCTGGAGTTCTACCAAGTCATTAAACAAAGCAAAACTGCCTACCTGTGTATCTAAAGGTTATTTAGTCAGTCAAAAAAAGGGTGTAACTAGAATATTTACTGATTATATTAAAACTAAAGATAAGGAAACTTTTGAAGACATTGGTAACACAACTATAATTCCAACATCAGTGATTCAATCTATTCGGAAGATTCATTAGATGGTTTCGGCTTTACAACCTCTTTTTGATCATCCTCTTCAATCGCATCAACAGTCTTCATGTTTAAAATTGGAGCGTAGTCGTCTAAAATCTTTTTCATTTTTAGTTCTATTTCCTCTTCTGATAGGTCTTCTAATTTCCCATGTTTTATTATTTTTCTGTCTATGTATAGTCCTGCTGCCTTGCCTCGAGATACTTCAGCGTTTACAGCGGAAGAGAAACTCCCTTTCTTCAAAGCTGCCGATTTAATTCTATCTAGTTCAGCTAAATGCTTATCATAAGTCACTTCATGTTTAGCTAATCTCTCTTGTTTAAGAGAATCTACATATTGTACTACTAATGGAGATAGCCTTGGATTCAAGAGTTCTGAGCCTTCTACCTTGCAACGCTTATGGCTATACCCAGCCAGCTTAGCTGCTTCTGATTGAGATACTGGTCCTTCGACATCGCCAAATACCACAAACTCGGCAAATCTTTTTTGCATTTCTGTTAATCTTTTTGGAACTCCCATGTTGACATTTTAAGGTAACCTGTCTATAAAGTCAAGATATGAAAGATAATTTTAGACCAAGCGCTGCACAGCCTAATCGCCCTAACGATAAACGTACATATACAACACATAAAGAACATGGAGAAGATATGAGCCACGAGAATGAATCCACCATCACAAGCCACCCTAGTAAAGAAGATAGAGGAGCGTTAGATTTAACCTTCCTTATTGAAGAGCATAAAAAACAAATTTGGGAGTATAAACAAAAAGAATCTGAATGGATTAAGACTGATAATATACTACAAGGCTCTAAGAAAATTATAGATGAGTTAAGCACTAAGCTAGTTGGCTTAGCTAGACGTATTCAAGAGTTAGAATATGACAACGCCACTTATAAAAAAGAAATTGAGAAAATGCTTGCAGATAAAAAGATATGAGAGTAAGAGACCTACAAGAATTTTTATCTACTTTTACTGCTAAAGACAAGAGCGGTACCAAGCAAGGTAACGCAATTAGCGACGCAGTAATATTTATTGAAGTCAACGGATTCTTAGAAGAGATTAAAAAAATGGAAGTACACGAAAACAATCAAACAATAATTGGATTACACAAAAATCACCAAGCTCATCGTTTAGTTTTGAAAACTAAGACTGAAAAAAAGATAATTATTCCAGATAAATTACGTGACTCAGTATAGTATTTGCGTGACATGGTTACTCTAAAAAACATATGGGCCCTGAGGCTAAATTCTATCAGAAAATCAAAAGAAATTTCAATGACTTTTCTCTTACAAGGGTTGAAAATCTTAGCTCTCTTGGTCATCCTGACGTATTGGGCTACAATACTAATTCACACTTTTTTACTATTGAATTAAAAGTAACCAAGAGTAAAAAAGTTCGTTTCAGTAGTCACCAAATCGCCTTCCATTTAAGACATCCTGAGAATACATTTATCATGGTACAGGCCCTTGGTCCGTGTACCCCGAATACTTTTCCAATATCCATGTACCGTGGTTCAAGGATCAGGGAGCTTGTCGCTTCAGGCTTGGCGCTTGAAGCTTGCTGCTTGGGGCTTGATGCTTGCCGCTTGATGCTCGCGAAGCTTGGCGCTTCCTAAAAATTGGAGCTTGAGACTTTCTAATTATTGGAGCTTGAGGCTTGGTCCTTGGATCATGGCGCCTGCACCAGCCGCGCCCGTTTACAAAAAAATCCATTAATGTTTTCCGTATGATATGTTTTGAATTGATTTGTTCCAGCAAGCTCTACAGTCTCGACACTTGCCGCCCTGAGTTGGAGCTGGACAACTTGGGCTGCCGTCTGTTACTACAGTCGACGTATGGCTCCAGGCTTTGGGCGCTGGTCCGTCAACCTTGGACCCTGATAAGCGAATCACCATGTTATCCGGTACCGCTTCAGGAGCTGGCAAATATGGACGCTCTTGTGTTGGCATCCAGTGCTTTGTATCAGGTGTTAATCTTGCAACCTCCAGGATTTTTTCCATATGGTCATTGCTTTGTACGTCACCGGCGTCGTGCCATCTAAACCACTTTTGATTCTTAACTTTTGCAACCATCGCTTTAACCCATAATGGATTAGTGAGTGAGTTGAGTCTTACATATTGCGCTGCTTTAATAGCTGGGTATCTTGTATAATTTCCTTTTAATGCATAGCACCCGAAACACGGCGAGGTTTTAACCTTCCGAAGCTTGGCGCCCGTTTGGCATTCCCACGCTGGCAAGCTGTAACTTAGGCCCGGCATTTTTGAAGTCTTAGTAAATGAGCCCGTAATTTTTATTGCGTCTTTTATTAACATATTATTTCTTTCTAATTTATTAGTACTATTTAATTGTGTTCATTTTAAGGCGCTTGGAGCTTGCAGCTTGAAGCTTGGAGCTTGGGCCCTGGTCCGCGCCGCTTGAAGCTTGAAGCTTTTAAAAAAACGCTCACAGCTGGCCACATAGGCCCGGGGCAAATATTGGTGATCTGTTATAAAATAATGGGTGAGATCTCGATGTTTAATTCTTTTCATTTACGCATCATTTTTTTGTCACCACGCTCAGCAGCCAGGATCTGTAAGTGAATTAATTTTACAGTTTCAACAACTTGTTTTCCTCTAAAACCATCATCACCTATAACAATGTCCACTGCTGTTTGTATTTCGTCAATCGTATATTTTGGTTCCCATTTCATTACTTATCCTCCCTTTGTCTCTGTCTTGCTAAACTGTCTTCTTGATCTTTTTTAACAAGACGCAAAATCTCTTCTATTGCATCCGCTATTCTTTTTAGTTGTGTTTCACTACTTTGCATATCTTTCTCCTTTATTGGTTAACTTAAACGGTACTATTTAATTGTGTTCATACTAAGGCTTGAAGCTTGCAGCTTGCAACTTTCCTCTTTCTTATTATTAGCAGGACCAATAGGTCATAGGCCTTTTTCAGTTATCTTACCTATTGGTCCAGCAAATAATAGCTAGTGAGGCCGGGCAATTCGAGAAAGTAAACAACCTAAATCTCTACAAACCCTAGAAACCATTTAACATTAGTCAAATGCCCACTAGCTATAAAATACCTCTCCAATATAACATAGGAGATATATTAAGCAATAACTTTATTAAAATAAACTTCTTGACAACACTAGGATTATCCTATACACTTGGATGGTGGCTGGGGATGGTGGTATATATAGTAAACAATACAACTCCAGGTTGTGCTAATTTTTGCCTTAAAATAGCCTTATTTCAATGATAGGATAATCCCATATCAACTTAACCAAAGGAAATATGACAGAAAAAAGACTGACATTAAATAGTGAGAAAAGAAAAGCTATTGGAGATGTGTTCCAAGATCACTTTGAACAAACAAGTCCAAAGTATGAACAACACAAAAAATCAATAGCTGATTATAATACTGCTAGAACAAAGATGAAAGTTTTAGCTGAAACAGTTGTTAGACATCATCAACCACAAGAAGATGTTGACACTATAAGATCAATGATAAAAAAATACAGTTCAAGTGGGGGTGCGTTATATGATGATAACTGCTTTTACTTTACTGCACCACCAAGAATGGAAACAGATAGAGATGGAGATAAACATGAACGAGTTGATGAAGAACACGTTAAGTTTTCTTTAGATGAAGAATTTGCAAGGTCTTATTATAGAGATGAGATTAAAGCAAAAGGTCTAAATCCAGACTTTCATGTTGCAATCAATGGCAATTATGACAAACGAAGTCCAAGCTATTATACTATGGAAAGCCAAGTTAATAAATTTACTGGGCATGAAACAAGTAGCAACGATAATAAAA